TTTCGGGGTTCCCTACTACGGTCTGGTTACCGGCTTTCTACGAGGCTGTGCAACCTTGCACAACTTCTCATGAAAGGAATTACTATGGCTCTCCCTATAGTTAGCTATACGGAAACTAAGGCCAACTCTCCGAGTTTCAGGTGGACAGTCTCAGGTTCTCGACAGAAGAAACCATATAATATTGGTACTAACTATGTTAGTGACAAATTATTTAGTACTACTGGCGAGCATTCCTGGTCCTGGTCACCCGATAATCTGAGAGATGGAACTGGTACGGCCGCAGCGAATCAGGCTTACGCCCGTTTCGTTGGTCAGCTTGGTGATGTGTCGTCCTTCGGGGCAACACTAACTGCCGAAAGAAAGGAAACCCTTTCCATGGTAGCTACCACCGTTACTAAGCTGTTTCTTGCCGCTCGAGATGTGAAGAACCTCCGCCTTGCTGACGCCGCTAAAAAGTTGGGTTTACCCTACAAAGAGCGAGTCATCAAGGTGCGTCTTCCGCGTGGCAAAAGTAAGAGGGGGAAGCCTAGGAGGCCCCTTGTTGTTAGACGTCGCGTTTTTGAACTTCCTTCCGGCCGCACTGTCCAAAAGACTCTTGCGAACGGTTGGTTGTTCTATAGCTATGGGGTTAAACCCTTAGCTAGCGATATCTACAACGGTATGGACGTTTTACAACGTCCTACCCCTGATCGAGTTATAAAGGCTTCAGCCACGGGTCGTAGTTCTGATAACTACATTCCGTGGTCTTGGACCACTTATACTTCGAACTTGTATCTTACTAAGGTGAAGGTCCGGTATGGAGGAATTGTTAGGGTTACAAATCCCAACCTTTTCTTGGCAAACCAAATGGGTCTGACAAACCCGGTCCAATGGGTCAATGAGGCTATTCCCTTTTCGTTCGTAATAGACTGGTTCAGTAACCTTTCATCGGTTATTGGATCTCTAACGGACTTCCAGGGCGTGTCTCTCACTGGCACTTGGGTCAGTAGGTCTACTGAGATATCTTATACTCGAACTTCTTTTCCCCTCGACCCTCCTTTGGGCCGTTGGTATCAGTATTCGAATAAACGATGGATTCAGTATAAAAGGACTTACGGTGGAATTCCTCCACCTAAACTCCAATTTGCCTACGAACGCCCTTCATTGCAGCGTGCTTTAAATGCAATTTCTCTCCTCGTCGGTTTCCTACCTAGAAAGTAGGTACTGACACTTTACTCCTACTAAAGGATATAATATGCCCGTATTGGCAAACATCACCATTAAGAAATTTAATGGTACAACTGACGTGATCTATACCGCCGTCGCAGGTGCATCAGGGGATAACTCCCCCGCTGTATTCCGTAATGGTACTGAAGGCACGACTTTGGCTGAAAACCCTACTTTCCTCATCAGTAGTAAGGCAAACGGTCCAAAGACGGGTCGACGTATCAACGTTGAATTTTCCTGGCCCACTAAAACCGTTGACGCGAGTGGCAACGTTACTATTACCGGCCGAGCGGCTGGTAGTGCGACGCTGCTTGTTCCTCAAAACCAAACGGTCGCAACCATCAATGAGATGGG